CTTGAGCGACTGAAAAAGCTCGCGGCCAAACCTGCGCCGGCGGCGGCAACAGATCGTCCGGACGAGCCTCGCGAACGTCAGCCTGGTCAACGCCGTGAGCGTGGCGAAGGCGGCGGCAAGAAGCGCGAAAAGAAGGCAAAGAATGACATCAGCGGCCTGACCGAAGTGGACTTCCTGGATAAGTTCATCTCGAAAATGTACGGCTACCAGAGAGAACTGTTCGAGGCGAAACAGAACCCGCTGACCCGCCGTGTCCGGAACATCCTCAAAAGCCGTCAGGTCGGCCTGACCTACTACTTCGCCGGCGAAGCGTTCATGGACGCCGTGTTGAGCGGTGATAACCAGGTATTCCTGTCAGCCAGCCGATCGCAGTCCGAAATCTTCCGCAGCTACATCATCCAATTCGCCAAGCAATGGTTTGATATTGAGCTGACCGGTAACCCTATCACCCTGAGCAACGGCGCCGAGCTGCGCTTTCTCAGCACCAACAGCAGCACCGCCCAGGGCTACCACGGCCACGTCTACGTGGACGAATATTTCTGGATTCGCGACTTCGAAAAACTCAGCACCGTGGCCAGCGCCATGGGCACCCACAAGAAATGGCGCAAAACCTATTTCTCGACGCCCAGCGCCGTGTCGCACCAGGCGTATCCGTTCTGGTCGGGCGAAGAGTTCCGCAACAGCAAGCGCGGCAAGAAGGCCGGCGGTGTGTGGCCGAGCGAAACGGCCTACACACAGGGCGCGCTGTGTCCGGACGGCCAGTGGCGCAAAACGATCACCCTGGACGATGCGATCGCCGGCGGCTGCGATTTGTTCGACCTGGAGCAGCTGCAGCTGGAGTACGACGAGGACAAGTTTCAGCAGCTGTTCTACTGCAAGTTCATCGACAGCACCCAAAGCGCGTTCAGTCTCAAGGATCTGGAGCGCTGCTACTCGGATCTGTCGTTGTGGGAGGACTACAACCCGGATCTGGATCGCCCGTTCGGCAACAGCCCGGTGTGGCTGGGGTACGACCCGAGTCGCACCCGCGACGACGCCACCTGTGTGGTCATCGCGCCGCCGCTCGAACCCGGGGCGAAGTTCAGGATCCTGGAGAAGCACAGCTGGCGGGGCCATTCGTTCACCTACCAGGCCGCGCAGGTCAAGAAGCTGACCGAGCGCTTTAACGTGCAGCACATCGGCATCGATGTCACCGGCGTGGGTTATGGCGTTTTCGACCTGGTGCGCGACTTCTACGCCAAGGCGACACCGATTCACTACAGCCTGGAAGCGAAAAACGCCCTGGTGCTCAAAGCCCAGGACACGATTCAAGGCAGTCGCATTGAGTGGGATGCCGGATGGACGGATATCGCCCAAGCCTTCCTGACCATCAAGCGCGGCGCCACCAACAGCGGTCAGATCACCTACAGCGCATCCCGTACCGAAGCCACCGGTCACGCCGACATTGCCTGGGCGGTGATGCACGCCCTGTCCAACGAACCTTTGAACACCAACAAGCGGCGTCGTAGCCGCTACGTCACGAGTAACCAGAGCAGCCATGGCCAACCGCAAACGCAGAAAGCACCACGTAGCCCAACCACAGCAGCATCCGATGCGCTCGTTTACGTTCGGGGAGCCGGAACAGGTGCTGTCGGGCAACATCGGCGAATACGTGGGCGTGTTCCCTAGCGACGACGGCAAGATCTACAAGCCACCGGTGTCGCGGGCTGGCCTGGCCAGGCTGCTGCGCGCCAACGCGCACCACGGCGCCATTCCGAAGTTCAAGCGCAACCTGCTGTTGCGTGAGTTCATCGCTTCGGCTGGCTGCAGCACGGAGACGATGGGACGTGCCGGACTGGACTACATGGTGTTTGGCGAAGCGTACTTCTACAACGACACCAACGCATTCGGCCAGGTGCTGGAGCTACAGCACCTGCCGGCGATCAACATGCGCGTGAAGGTTGACGGCGGTTTCGTGATGCTGCTGCCCGACAACAAGGAAATGGAATTCGAGGCGCACGAAATCTCCCACGTCCTGGACTACGACGTAGAACAGAACATTTACGGGATTCCGGATTACTTGGGAGGTCTGCAGGCGTTGCTGCTGAATGAGGCCGCTACCCTCTTCCGCCGGCGCTACTACAGCAACGGTGCGCACGCTGGCTACATCTTCTACACCAATGACCCCGACCTGACCGAAGAGGACGAAGACGAGCTGCGCGCCCAAATCAGCGCGAGCAAGGGTGTGGGCAACTTCCGATCAATGTTCGTCAACATCCCCAACGGTAAGGAAAACGCCATCCAGATCATCCCGGTGGGCGACTTCCAGGCGAAAGACGAGCTGGAGAAAGTGAAGAACATCACTCGAAACGATGTCATCGCGGCCTGGCGGATGAACCCGGCGCTGGCAGGCATCATCCCGGAAAACACCGGTGGATTCGGCGACATCGAAAAGATTGATCGCGTGTACACCAGCAACGAAATCCGGCCGATCTGCCAGTTGTTCGACCAGCTTAATGACAAATTGCGAGAAGACAGGCGCTTTAGCTGGAAGCCCGCTCAGGAAGCAGTGGATACCACTATATGAACAACCAAGCGGAGAGAAAGCCACTACATATTGTGGCAATATGGTGGCGATCAGCTGCCCCTGGGGAGGGACACAATGAGAGTTGTATGCAAGTGCGGCCACAAGGGTCGAATTGCTTCACGGGAAGAGGTAACAACGGAGTTCGTGAAGCTGTATTGCCAATGCCTGGACGCAAAGTGCGGGCATACGTGGGTGTCAAACCTGACGTTCTCACACACGCTCAGCCCGTCTTCGCAGACCTTCGAACGCATGTTGATCGATCGGTTTCGCGAGTTGCCCAGGGCAAAGCAGCGGGAGCTGTTCGAGCAGTTGGGGTCGCAGGCGGTGGCGTAGGTACAAACCGCCAACGCTGCAGCGTCGGCGATCGGGATCATTCAAAGAATGACGTTCAGCCCCCTACTTTCTCCTTTGGGTTGATTGCCAGTATCTCGGCCACGCGACGAACCTGCTGCTGTTCAACGCGACTCAGCCGACGATACAGATCGATCAGTCGACGCTCGATGTCCGTGAGTACGGTCGTTTCCGACCCGACGTGCTCGAGGTTGATTTGATCGTTCTTCTTGCGATCCAACATGCTAACTACTCCATAAAGTGCATTGCTGAACGGACTTTATGGGGCGTGGCAAAAATCATTGGAATGGTAGCTTTCCCAATGATGTTTGGCTTTTCGTGAACTAAGACCGACGCCTGGCGGCGTCGTCAGCCATGGCCTCAAGGAAACGACGGATCGCTTTTTGATCCTCATCCGAGATGGTTCTGAACTGGTTTATCAACTCTTCTTCTGCTGCGCTAAAAAGTTGACCCAGAGGAGTGGATCGCCGGCCGGTCAGCACATAGGCAGCATCAACGCCACGTTCTTCAAGAGCCGTGACGTATCGGAGATCGAGAGAGTTAGCTCCCAATTCGTAGTTCTTTTGTGTGCCCCGGCTGACGCCAAGCAGCACTCCAAAATCAGTTTGATTTAACCCCAAGCGCTCGCGCTCTTCCCTGAGGCGTTCACCAACTCGATCCGCTATGAGCATTTTTTTATTCACCACCATTGACTTGATCATTTTTTTGACCAAGAATCACCACAGACAAACGCAAACAAACAGAAACAAACAAGGGGAGCACTATGCCCGCCACCGTTACGCACGAGCAAGCCCGGGCGGCGCTTGATCGAAAAGGAGTCAGCATTGCGGAGTTCAGTCGCAAACACGCACTGAACAAAAATTTAGTCAGCGACCTATTGAACGGTCGGATCAAAGGTCGCCGGGGGGAGGCACATCGCGCCGCTGTGTTACTAGGGATTAAAGACGGCGTGATCGAACAGTAATAGCGGCGCTCAACAGGGAAAAGTAGAAGATGAAAAGCCCGATCCTAGACACTCGCAAAGAAGTCATGAGCGAGATCATCCGCAGCTATACCGGAGGACGTGAGGCCGCTGCCGCACGCTTGGGGCTGAAGCTTAAAAAGTTCGACAACCATGCCTACGAAAATGCCGGCTGTAGCCCCCTTAGTGACACGCAAGTTTTCATGCTGGAGCAAGATTGCGGCACACACCATTTCCCCAACTACGTCGCGTCGATGTATGGCGGGCTGTTTGTGCCGGTTGCTGATCCTGAGACCTTGGACAACGTCGAGCTTTACGCTCGATCGGTGCAGGTAGCAGCAAAGCGCGGTTGTGTTGACCTAGCGATCGCAAAGGCGCTTGAAGACGGTTCGATCAGCGAAGAAGAAGCCGAGCTGATCCTAGACGCCCACAACCTCCATGTTGCTGCACGACACTCCGAAGTGCTTGCAGCCATCGCTCTATACCGTGCGGGGAAAGCCCAATGAACAATCTGTCTGCAGCACAGGAATATCAGGACATGCTCAAAGCCGCGGCATCGCTGTTCCTCGAACGGCACCGGTGCGAACACTTGAGCGACGATCTGCAATTGGTCAAACGCGCCGTTCAACATTTGGTGTCCGACTTCGACGTACTGACTCCGACAGCCGAAAAAATGGTTCACCTGGCCTACAGCGATTTATCTGCCGCAAGCGATCGGCAGCGCCTCGATGTACTGACCAGCACGGCGACACATACAGTTATCACTGACACGGGCACCGGTGAGGTTTGGGCCGTCCCCGTCAGCCTGATCTATGAACGCATTCTGAACGCGCCGGACAACGGGCGTTTCCGCGTTACCACTCCTTAGCACCCAACCAACAAATTCCCGAGCCCCCATGTCCGTGGGTTTGGGTGAGCTGCGCCCGAAATTGAGGTTTGACGATGGAAAACACCCTGAACATCAACGCAAAACTGCCGCCAGCGCAGGCCGAAGCGCTCTTGGTAAACCTGCGTGAACAGTACCGTCTCAGCCTCAATGACCTTTGGTATGCAGATCAATACCGATTTATCCCCGAAGGCCTGCGTCACGGATCGATCCTCGCTAACTGTCCTGTGATGGCCGCTCAGAAACACCTGATCGGCGCCCTCTCCCTCTGCCTTAAGAAAGTGAAGTAACCATGAAAGAGCAACTGCGTAGCGACGTGATCGAACGCTTGAAATTCGATTACGGCCTCAAGCACAGGACAAACACCGACTACATGCGGGGGGGTACTTGCCCGAAGTGCAGGCAGAAGACGCTTTACACCCGTTTTGATGCTCCGTGGTTAGTGATCTGCGGCAGACCTGAAAAATGCGCCCACACGATGCATGTGAAGGAGCTGTACGACGACCTGTTTGAAGACTGGAGCAAACGCGCGCCAGCGACCGATCAACACCCTAACGCGACCGCCCGCGCCTATCTGGAATTTGCCCGAGGTTTTCGCTTAGAGCTGATCCAGGGATGGTTCACCCAGGAAAGCTATTACTCGGCCGAACACAACGCCGGCAGCGCTACCGTTCGCTTTGCCCTGGAGAAAGGTGGCTGGTGGGAAAGGTTGATCGACCGCCCACATCGCTTTGGAAAGATGAAAGCGCGCTTCAAATCGAAGGACAGCTACCGCGGCGTCTGGTGGTGCCCGCCTTGCGTGGATCTGCTGGAAGCCAAAGAAATCTGGATTGTGGAAGGAATCTTCGATGCGATCGCCTTGGTACACAACGACATCGCAGCAGTGTCGGCTATGTCTTCGAACGCGTTCCCGGAGGAATCACTGCGGGCGCTTGCTCGAAACCGCGAAGGAAAGCTACCGAAGCTGGTGTGGGCCTTGGACAACGAACCAGGTGCACACACCTACACCAAACGCTGGGCCAAGCAGGCGCGAGCGCTGGGGTTCGTTTGTGAGGCCGCGCAGATCCCTCTCCGTGACGGACGGAAGACCGACTGGAACGACCTGCATCAGCGCTGGGGCTTTATCGACGACGAAAGCGAACGCGCTGACCAAATTGCCGCTGACCTGAAACAGGCACGCCACCAGGGCGCGCTGCTGCTGGCAGAGAGCGCCGCCGAGAAAGCGTTGCTGATGTACGACTGGAACAAGCGCGGGGAATTCCACCTCAGCTTCGGTAGCCGCCTCTACTGGTTCAAATTGGACATGGAGAAATTCAACAGGGCGATGCAGGACAT